TTGACCGCTTCCCCTCCTCACTGGAAATTTCTTCGTCATCAAATAGTTCTTCGCTCATCCTAGTTTCTCTCTCACTCTCAATAAGGCTTCTCGTACTTTCAATACAGAAGTCTGTAGGTCATTTAAAGAGTTCAAGATTCTGCTTTGAACCATTGTGGCCGAGCCAGAATCCTCCTCTATCTGACCAACCCGCTTGGTCAGTTTTTCAATATCCTGCTGGATTTTGAAGAGCAGTTCATCAGAGTCCGACACACGCCTCCCTCTCTCAATAGGGGGAGGAAGTTTTGATTTTTAATGCCTTTGATAGGGGTTTCTAACTGCACCATAAGGATTTAATTGATGTTGCAACTGTCGTTCATAAGATTTTAAGCTGGCCAGGGAGCCGTTCATATCCCATCCCCCCCTGATAGTTCCAGGAACCATGTTCTGTGGCACCCCCTGCATGATATCCCACATGACTCGTTTTCCATCACCCAGAGCCCATAGCTGCGCTTTGTATGCCGCAAGAGCTGCCGCATCGGCCATGTCATCATGAGCGTCCTTTTCCGTTGGGGCTTTTACAACCACCTGATATTTGTTAATAAAGGATGCCTCTAAGAACTTCATTTCCAATACGAACTTTGAAACATTGGGAAACTTTACCTGACGATTCTCCATAAGAGTTTTTAGTGTCAGATACATCTGCGAGTTCACACCTGAAGTCAAATGCAGTAATTCAATCCCCGTAACCTGATTCGCTGTGAGAAGTTGGACCAAGAGAGACCCACCATACTGGTCAGTTACCCCCTGGAAGCACGGGAGCATGGAGTGCGCGTTCTTTAGCCAGTCAAGCACATCATCCAGCGGAAGTTCAGCCACATCCTTGTATTTGTCCTCCCCAACCATTAGTCTATCTATATAGTCGAATACGAGCCATGCTCTGTTCTGCCCCCCTTCCCAGTGACAGACTGCCAGGGCTGTGGCATCATGCTTCATTCCTAAATCAAGTCCCCAGAAGTAATTGTGCCCGAGCATGGAAGAGAGGAGGGTGGTGACGTTACCCCTATCTTGATCAACGCACTCATCAATCGTCAAGCCCTTGACGTAGGTTTCCGAAGCATCCAGGAACTCCCCACCATACTCAGCCTTGAACTTTTCGGGGTTGTCCTTGTATTCCTTTTTGAGGAATGGGGTATCTGAACGGGGGTTCATTTCTGCGGTGCTGCATTGGAAGGCCAACACAGGGCTGCTGGGGCCTTCTTCTAACGCATCCCTGAACAAGGTATAGTATTTACCAATTTTGTTAACTGGGGAAGTTATGATAAAAATCATACTTTCCCTCAAACCCTCTCTCGTTCCCCCACCTTTGAACTGCATCGTAGCTGGGGCGGCGGCGGAGTACATCTCGTCCGAAGTGGATCCAATCTGCTGCCTGTAGTGGGCAAACTCGTCCAGGGCCAGGAAATAGCTGCTGGGTCCCCGCACTGCATTGGTTGTACACGGATAAGCGGCTGCTTTAATGGATGGGGTGAGTTCTCGCTTGCCACGGTCAGCCTCTGAGATGAACGTCATCTCCTCACCAGTCATGGATTTGATATATGGTGCGAAGAAGGGGGCTCGGTTGATGTCCTCTTTTAGCTGGTCATATAAACGAGAAGACCCCTTAGAGTCCTGTGCCATCATCGTCAGGTCTATAGGGGAACCGGGAACCAGACCATAATATTCCTGGGGATCTCGGTGGCTCAACAAGAGGTAGAGCTTATAAGCAGCGACTGCGGCGACCACCACAGACTTTCCACCACGACGACCAACAATCATATCAATTTCATTATAACCAAGTGGGCTGGCATCTTCCCAAGTGGGGATATTGATGCGCCCCTTTTCAAATACATAACGGATGTATTCACGTTCTGTAAAGGTAAACAGGAGTTTTTCACAGAATTGATCGTAAACGGGGACTTCATGCTCATTCCAATCCATCGGAATGCCAAAAATCAACTTGATCAGAACACGCTGAACCGGGTATAAGGTTATATTTAGTCCACTTGGAGATTCAATGAACTCCAATGCATTGAGCATAGTGGTACTGTCTGTAATATGGGTGTCAACCAACCCACCCAACACGGATTCTCTTGCTTTTTGAGTAAATCGCTGCCTACTACTCATACTACCTTACTTTCTCATTCAGCTTAGAACTCGAAGTTCTCCGCTTCCTTGACAAAGTAAGCCTCCAATGAGGGGGGTAGCTCTTTATAGCCGTTAGTGGCAAGGGCTTCGATATACATGATCATAGCCTGTTCGCCAAACTGGTCCCACACGGCACTGAAGTCTTTCGCACCGTTCTTGTTGTTCTTGGCCACGCAGCGATTGACGATACCCGCCGTCACACCCTTACCACGGTAACCTGAATTGGAGTTCAAGTCTTTGACCAATCCTTCAGCAGGGCAGGAGGCAATAATCTTGTCCAACGAGGCCGTATCGGTCTCATTCAACTGATCAGGGGGAATCAGACCAGCCAAATAGGGGTCCGCAGCGGTCGCGGCACGGAGGATACCTAATGCTTCTTGGGGAAGACTAGAGACAGAGCTAGCATTAAACTCCGCTCCCAACTGCTTGGCTGTGGCTTCTAGGGATGGGAAATTCCCACCACTGGCTCCACCGGTCTGCCAAATCACATCATCCGCAGGATTGTAGACATCAGCCTTAGAACCATCCGTAGCAATAGCGTAGCGGCTGATTCCATCACGAACCAGGAAGTAGAAGTCTCCTTCGTTCATGTAAGGACGGCTCTTCCAAACTTCACTACTATAATCGCGGCCCACACACCAACTCACGCCCCACCAGCCATTCATTCCTAGCCAGCTTCCGGCTTCCTTGCCCTTGGGGTCCCCGGCTTTGATCTTATAGCACTTCCAACTTCCATCCTGAGCGATAACCTTGCTACCCTCAGCCACAGCCTGACGGGGGTTACCCGGCTGTCCACCCTTGGAGGATTCAGCCTCTTCGGGGAGATTATCAATAGTGAACTTGGCCTTTACTTTCTGGCCTTTCTCTGTGGCCGCAGCTTCCTGCATATCTGACAGGGTAGCATAGGCTTCGACGTTTGTTGCTTCTCCAGTTAGCGTCTGGTCCTTGATGGCCTGCTCAAAATTAGCCAGTGTAGAACTGACACGAGGCTTGTCCTCAAAATCAATCTGTCCATCAGGAGCCATTTTCAGAACAAATCCTGGAGGTGTGATGCCCCATAGCTGTTTGGCCAAATATTTCAGATATACTTTCTGACGATTTGAAGGAAGCCCTGGAGGTAGCGTGGAGTCCAGAGCCGCAAGGACGGCATCGATCTGGGCCTCATCCTTGGGGAAGGTTGGTTTGGCTTTGTACATCTGCATGATAGTGGCCTTGGTGGACCCAGAGACATCGGCCAGGAAAAGTCTTGCGGTGAGTGAGAGTTTCATTTGCTACCTCTATTAAATGTTGGAAAGTTCTGGTTCATCGCCACTGATAGACTCTTCCCATTGGTCCACAGCGTCTTCTTCAAGGGGAAAGAACTGACCCGTAACGGAGTCAGAGTCGTCATCAGCAGATTCATGAAGGATGGCTCCATGATTCTGTTTTAGCAAGTTCATATCAGGCTGGGGAAGTGATGTCATTTCCTGGTTCCCCTCAGAGAGCATACCAAGATACAGCCCCCACCATCCGTTACCATGATTAGGCTCTCCAGATTCGAGGTCTGGCTTCAGACCAAACAAGTACTCGGTGGCGGGAGTATCGAAGCGCGTGGGTCCGACTGCGGCCCTCTTTGCCCCTGTCTTGCGTCCCAGATGAAGAGCGTTGATTACGTTCTTAAGGAATTCGAGGGCTTTGGTCTGGGCCTCGGGTTTCTGGTCACGAAGCTCCAAAACCTCACTCATCAAATTCTTCAACTGAGCGATGACGATATTGGTGTCAGACATCCCTACTCCTTGGTACCCGTAATATACTTATACGTGATATCCAGCGTTTCGATATCAACTTTTTCAATTCTAACAAAAATTTCGTAGAGGAAGCGGCCATCCGGACCATCATGCCACACCCCACCCTGAGCCCAAGCATTGTTGATCGCTTCGGTCAACTCCCCGCTATTGATTGAGGAGAGTAGAGATTTGAACTGAGCCACGTATGGGCTCATCCCACCACTGGTGAGCAGGGGGTTCATAGGGCATATCGTAGACTCATTCGAAAGGTTGATGACCGAATAAGAGGGGCTGTTGGTGAAAAGGGGGCGGTCAGTCACTACGAAAGCGGCTAGCAAGGAAGAAGCAATCTCACCCGACAGCTTGCGGAGGAACTCAGCAATGATGGCTGCTTTGGAAGGTGAGGCAGCAGTCTTGTTCTCCAGGGAGGACTTCATAGTCAGCAAGGCTGGCTCAATGTCGGTGTGAATCCGATAGAACTGATCGGAGAAAAAGGGGCCACGAATTGAACGCTCATTAGGCTTGAGTGGAACGGAATTGCTATCCTGCGAGGGAACCAGCCCCGGTTCTCCCAGTGAGTGCTTCATCCCACCATCACTGTAGTCTTTATCAGTGACTTGAGATTCACCCCCAGGCTCGTTTTGAAGCTCCAGAGGAAGGGGAGGGGGAGTAGAGTTACGCTCCGGGTAGCCAATTGGGTAGTCAGAGGTATCTTTCAAAATCTCGGGATAGAATTGTTCCAATGCCTCACCAGGGTGCATATAGGTGAGTGCCATCTTATGGGTAGAGGCGACTTTGGTATCACTAGCCATTTTTTGGCTAAAATCAGACCCGCAGTTCCGGCAACGGAAATGTTCACGCCCACCAAGATTCCCCATCGGAACCCCAGGACCAGCGCAGTTGGGGCAGAAGACCCCACTATCCGAGTTATCTTCCTGCTCGGTTCGAGTCATAACTTTGAAGCTATCCTTACCGTATGCTTGGAGCAGCCCTTGTTGTGTCAGAAAAGAAAACACTGCCTTGACATTATTGGTCATATGAGAGAGGAGGCGTGTGAGGTTCTCTTTGGAGAGATACTCACCATGGTGCTGCTCCACAAGTTGATTGGCGGCGGAGCTAATCTCCTGATCGGCGGATTGGACGTTCATCTTGTCCTTATACCACTGAGGTCTGCTATCTATCGTCACATCACTCACTTCAGTTTGTAACTCTGGCTTATCTTTTTGAGCGGTGGAGTTCTGACCAGGAGTTAATTTATAAACATTGACGAGTTGGTTTACCACTTCAGGGGTAAGAGTGATGGAAAATTGCCCTTCGTTGGTCTTCTTGATGTTACTTGTGATGCTCTTATTAGCCATCATTCTGGCTAGAAGAAGTTCGGTAGCCTGAGAGGATTCTTCAGAGGAGCCCTTACCCACCCCCGCTCCTTGGAGAGCTTTTTGAATGGCATTCAGAACGGCTGAGTGAGGCTTGGCCCCAATCCCCGTTACCGGAGCAGCCTGAGCGGGTGCGGGAGCGATGATTGCTGGAGGGGGAGGGGGGAGAGCGGCCTGCTTCTCTATCGTACCCTCATGGTCAGTTTCCTTGGTAGCTTCGTCCTTAGAGGCAAAATCAGACTTGAAAGTCTCACGCATCTGCGTGTAGCCATTGAGGACTTCACCACTCGCTATTTTCTCTAAGAAAGCAGCCATTCGAAGTGATCCAAAATGGACCGGCTCCTCTTCAGTCGGCTGGGACCCTGGTTGTTCAAAGTCTTCTTCGGCTCGGGTTCCAGTGTTAGGGGAGGTGGGGATCCTTACCGAACCGGCATCCCCAGTGGCGGTTCGCTCCTCAAAATTTTCTTTGCCGCCTGTTGATGAAGAGCATTCACCTTGGCATCCGGGACTTCCACAGATGGGGCAGTAACCGTCAAAAGGATCTGTCCCTTCAGCGATTTTGCGATTAGCGGTCTTTTTTTTTAACTGTATGGTCAGTTCGTCAAATACACTTGTTTCTTCAGGTGTGATTTTGTCAGCGAGGATGAGAGGAAGGGCTGAGGCGTTAAGACGAATCCACTTTGATTCCTTGGGAAGAATGTGACCACTCCCAGGCTGGGGAGTGGGTGCGGGAATCTGACCCCCAGAGAGTTCCAATTCCCCGTCCTCGCTGACATACATATCACACTCACCGAATGAATGAGCTAGCTTGGCCAAAGACTGCTGGGCTTCAGGAGAAAGTTTATCCTCATCCCAGAATCCGGTTCCGTGACCGTTACGGTTCAACCAGAACAGGTGTCCAGCTTGATCGGAACTCAGAGCGTCCAATTCAGGGCCAGCCATTTCCATGAAAGCGGTGCAATCTTCTTCGGCTTTTCGGAGGGCTTCAGTAGAGAAGTCCTCGATAGAGAATTTTCCTTCTCGATCCAGGGACTCACCCGTTTCATCCGTTCCGGTCCAAACGGCGGCTTCCAGATAGGCTGTGGTGAACTCATCAGGACTCATCTTCATGATAGATGCAATCTTAGCCATCTTGTCCAACTGTGGGTAAACATTCTCCTTGGACTGGAACTCATATGCGGGTCCAATATGATCGTGAGTGATGTTTACCGCATCCAACTTGATAGCTTCTTCAGAGAGGGTGTCAAACAAAGCAGAAAGGCTGGGGTTGTAATAAGCTGAGAACACGAGGTGACGAACCAGGAGGGTCAGTTTGGGGACATCTGTAGTGAAGTGGAAAGCATGGAGGTCACGAGCATTGCCCCAGGCTGGCTGGAAGATGACGATACAACCTAACTTACCCTCAGAGTCCTTGAACACCTTATCCTTATACTCGCTAATGTCCTTTGGAGTCAAATTATCAAACTCGCTAGTGCTGAGTCGGTGCATTTCCAAATAAGAGGCGTCCTCGCCATCAAAGAGGCTAATCACCGCTCCCTTCAGCAGGGGGTCGGGAATCTTATCCATCTCATCCATCACGGAGGCTGGAATGACCATCAGCTTACCAACATAAAGGTCTTGTCTGAGACCACGGCGACTCACATCAATAGACTGGATTTCACGAGAGGATTTAGCTTTCTTCTCGGCATCAACAAGGCAAGCAACAACACCCTGAAGGATGCCCTCCAAGCCTAACGTGGTGAATGATTTTTCTACTCGTGTCATTGTTACCTCTGAAGAAAACTGGAGTCTATTTTTTCGGTTTGTTTGCGAAGCTCTGGCTCCATCTGAGTTACCGTATCTCGGAAGTTACGAAGCAGAGTATTAATTTGATCCTCGCCAAGTCCAGAGTCCTTGGCTGACTTTCTAACCGCACCGGCAAGCTCCTGGAACACAAACTGAAACTTGGGGCCGTCAAAGTTCAAGAAATCCTTTTTAGAAAGGAGTTCAGACTCACTCAGGGTCTTGGATAGGTCACGCAGCGATCTGATCTGTTCAGTATACAGCTTCTGCTTGTACATGTTGGCCTGGGTGAGCATACTCATCTCTCCCGAAACCACCGCAATCTCTCCAGCAATCAGCCGGTTAATTTCAGACACGGGCTTATTTGGATCGTTGATCATGCCCAAGATTTCCACCATACGCTTTGACAGTTCTCCATCCAAAGCCCTATCAGAGGCTGAGCCAGTGGTCTGAACCGTGAAAGTGATCGTTCCGTCTTTTTCCATTTAATCCTCGATGTTAATCTCTGACGAGCGGGTCAGTATCACATCAGTGTCAGCCTGCTCGGGCACTTCCTTGTATTCGATGGGGCTGTCCTCTCCGGTATCCAGGAGGTCAAACTCGAATAGAACTTCATGCCCGTCTTTCACGCCTGCATGAACAATATGCTTGGAAGACACATGGTCCATTCCAGGGAAAGTAAGAAGCGTCCCACCCGTCAAACCGCAATGCATTCCGTTACGATACGAGCATGAGGCACACTTTTTCTCCCCAACAATGGCGTTGCCAGTTGCCAGCTTGTTCTTCAGCAGAGTGCAGTCAATCGCAGCCAAAATGATTTTTGCCCCGCTCTGTTTAAGACCCAGAATGTAACGCTTGATCGCAGTCATCGCTGAAGTCTTGCCATACTGAGCAGTGGCGGTCTTGTACACATCCTTGAGGGGGATGCCAGAGCCAACCATAGTGCCAATCTCTTCGACACTGGCTTCCTTATGGACCGTGGCTTGCTTGTCTCCAGCCGTCCTAACCACATACTTTTCAGTGTTGCGGCTGTAGGGAAGCTGCTGGGGTTCCTTCTCACCCCCACTACGTAATTGGGCCAACGCAGCCTTCAACGTGGAAGTAACTTTGATGCCTTTCTTGTCTAAAGCTGTTTTGACAACAGTTTTCAACTCACTGGCCGAAGCGACGATGGGACGGCTGTAAAGGCCACAGTTACCACAATTGTTATACTGGCATCCAGGGCAGGCGGCGATCTTTTTTACTGATAGGGTATGAAGATGTCCCTCTTTCTTGATTTTATCGAAGGAGGCTTTGCAGCTATTCCTGAAGAAATTAGGCTCGATGTAGGCGGAGCCCAGCATCTCAAACTTGTTTGGTTCCCAGTAATCCGCATTGGTGCCCATGGTTTTGGCTATCGCTTCCGTCTCATCCGTATTGGACTGAGCGGCTGGAACTTTGAGCGCATCACGCTGCACCTCAACTGCCAATTTCTTGGCGTAGCTGGCAACACGACTGGGACTATGCCCAAGACTGAGTAGATAATTGACTCGATTTGCTATCTCTGCATCAGTAATTACGTCAAGTTCGTTATGCTGGTCAACGGCTTCAAGCGTTCTAAACGCATCAGCCAAAGCAGAGTCACCTGTTGTTGCATCCCTGATGGGTTTAGTCTCACGACCACCAGCAGCCGTTCGTCCACTCGGAACGACAGTGTGCTCAGAGCGACCGCCAATTTGATCGAGGAAGGCGTTATCCACCTGAGAAGAGGCATCGGTGAACTGCTCATCCATCTTCTGCGGCTTTTTCAGGCCGATATTTCCATAATCAGGGGTAATATCCTGAAGAAAAGAATCGATAAGTGAGAATTGCTTGTTGTCGTCCATTAGGGTCTACCTTTTTAAAAGTCGAGTTGGGCCAGGATATCTTTCAGATACCTATTGGGATATTCTGGATCGGCTGCGGAAAGTTTTTCGTTGAAGTCCACTTCTACTGAAGAAACACGTTTCACTTTATCCCCGTCCACTTTCCATAAATCCTTGCTGCTGGGGCACTCAAAAAAGTTCCCCGCAACCCTAATAAGGCCCATCGACGCAGCCTTCTTCAATCCCTTATCTGACGCCTGTTTCGAAGACGCCAGTTTTTGAGTCTTGCCAGATAGATAGTAAACTTGTTGGTGAATATCCGCTTGCATGGGTGTGCGACTCCATTTCATTAATGAGATGGATAGTCTTTTTTAGCCGTGGCATTAATTGTTCGCACGAGACAGGAGGAAGTGGTCGAACTCGGGGGCCGCTACGTTGATTTCGAACTTCCCCAGCATGTCTGGGTCTCTACGGTAAATTGGGCATATTTTGGCACGTTCTCGTTGACTCAGACCCCGACCCTGTGCGGACGCTTTATCTATCAGCCCAAACACATAGGCCCCTAATGCGAGTGTGGGGGACTCCTTGGTAGCTAGTAATGTTTTGGAGAGTGATGAAAGCGCCCTCCGCACATCTGGACGTTTCACCCCATAAGCCAATGCCACCGTTTTGAATGAACGAGTCTTGGCATAAAGGTCTATCATATCTGAGTAGGGGATGGGGGATGATGAGTCTCCTGAATGAAAATCGACCATCCCAATTGTTGCTAAGGTCTGATTGATCTTTTCCTTGGAAGGAATCCCCATGAGGACATAAGTGCCTAGTCGTTTCATAGCCAATCGCAGCTTGAAGCTGCAAATAGTCTGAGTTGAACCATGCAGACGGGCAATTGACCACTGAGTTTTACTCAGGAGATAATAGGAGAGGAGTAGCTCTTGGTCCTCAAAGCTGAGAAACTTCAGATACTCCATAAACTTCCCAAAATTATCCTGGATGTAGGATATGGTTGATTGGGAGACCATATCTGCCTGAGTTTCTAATGACAAGGTATGGTCTCCTTGATAGTCATCAGGGTCTAACAGCATCGCTCTCGATGCTACAATTGACTCGAAATAAGGACTATTTTCCGCCGTAAGTCACCTCCTCAGAAGTAGTTAGACTGTTTTTATTTTTTGGTTTTCTACCAGTTGAACCGTATTTTTCGCGTCTTTCAGCCCACGTTTTTCTTGTCGCCTCGGCTGTTGCTTTGTGAGCTTCCGGAGACTCATAACGTTTCTTTAAACCCTGAATTATGGCTTCACGACCCTCCGGACTCTTGGGCTTTCGCATACTAATTGATCTGGCCTCATGTGTAGCAGGATATGCCCACTCTGCCAGCTTTCTCACGGATTGACTTGCTTTATTACTATCTGACATGGGTCGCCCACACATGCTAACAACCCTTGCGGCTTTCGTAGCCTCTGGCCATTTTCTTCCGCGCATAAACCCACCCTTAGCTTCCGCAGCCACATTATACCCATTCTTGTAAGAATCATAAGCTATGATGGCTCTGTTTTCGAACATTTCCACATCTTTGGCTTCACATACCAAGAGTATCTTGAACTGAAACGCCCCTTCGCCATATTTGTCAAATGAACGTTGAAGCTTAAGAGAATGGTGCTTCCCATTCCTCAGTTCTCTCAGGTGATGCCCGAATCTCCTTGACAACTCAATAGAAGACCCAATGTACCACTTGTTTGTAATGGTATTTAGTATCCCGTAAACTCCGACCTCGTAGGGTTGCTTTTCATACTTTCTCTTCGGTGCCAACTGCTCTCTCCACGTATCCTTACCATATAATACTCTAAAATTAAAATGCGTGAAGGCATTTTTTACCTACACGCATTCTAATTTCACTTTTTAGCTAGTTAGGCTGGGAATTCTTCCTCAGAGGGCTCAGCCTCTGGGACTTCCTCGGTAACTTCCACCACTTCTTCATCTCCAACCGGCTCTTCCGAAACTTCACCCAGGGTAAAGCCCAAATTGCTAGAAAGGTTCTCAATCGCAAGGGCCACCTCATCAACGGCATTATAAATCTCATTCAGGGCCTCTTCGACCTTTTCAGGAGCTTCGTTGGCCAGCTTCTTCAGCATGGTGGCGAACTTCTTACGAGCCGCGACCTTTTCACGAATGGATGCTTCCTTTGGTGCTGGGGTCAGATCAAGGTTTTCAATCAATGCTTCCGAAGCCTCAGCCATACTGGAAAATGCTTCTGACAATTCGCAAAGCGCATCCGACAGGGCTGCCGGATCTTCATTGGCAATCTGTTTGAATCGGGCAAACTTAACAGGCTGTTTGGCAGCCACTACTGGGGTTTCTAGTTCTCTTTTCTCACGCATGAGGTTTCCTCCAAAGGATTAAGGGGTTGATTGGGCAAGCTCTGGTTCTGGCTCTCTCGCAGGTAGTTCGGCTTCATGCCTTTCATTCTCAATCTTGGTGCGGATACGCTTGGCAAGACTGAAACCTTTCCCTTCCGGAGAACTAGAAAATTGACGTAGGTATCGGGGTAGTTCGTGGTAAAGAAGTTGATTGGCTCTCGCACGACTTACCCCAGAACGAGAGGCAAACTCATCCAGCATTTCTCCCTGGCCACCATCAAAGATGATAATCAAGTCAAAAAACTGAACTATTTGTTTTGCCGTGGCGGGACGAAGCTTTCGCGTACACCATTCGTCAAAGGCATGACGGAGTTTACGCATTTCAACATTCTGAACGAGTTCTTCCTCTTCCTGGTCAACTACTCCATGCTGGATTTTATTGAGAATACTCGGATCGTCTGGGTCTTCGGTTGTGAGCCCCATGGCAGTCTCCTGCTCCGGATACATCTTTCGAAGATATTTAATCGCATCCCCCATCATGTAAATAAAGCAGGTTTTCAGATAAGAACTGACCTGCTCTTCTAGGGGCCGCTGCTGAATTTTCTCAGGGAGTCGAGCGGGGTCAAACCGATTCAGCACATCTGACTTCTCTTCAAACAGATGGTGGACCAGAACTTCATGAATAGCCTCGTCACGCATTTCCTCGTTATTGGGGGCGACTCGGGTCCGATACACCGCATTGAGCCATTTGGCCCAATTCATTTTTGGATCGACAGGAAGGTTATGGGCCTTGAGGGCCTCATGAATGTAAATGTTGAAATCCTCGTTGAAACTCATAATTCTCACCAAACTCGAAAACACAGAACGGTCAAGGGCGGATGTTTTTATCCGTCCTTGTTCTTGTGTTCTCAAACCTAAGAGAACTAGGCTGGCCGAGAGCTTCATTATTCTATCCCGATTAGTCGAGAATCATGTCGTTAGGTTCCCACGCATCGTTCTTGTCGTCACTCAAGACGGATTCGAGGGTAGACACATAATCCTTATGGTCATCAAAGCACTGGAGCTTCTCTCCGGCAGCGACCTTAGAACCTGTCTTGGTGAGTTCCTCAGCGAAAAGGTTGTTCATCGCCTCAGCGTCAACGGCAGCAATTTTTGTAGTCATAGGGGCTCCTAATAGAAAGTCTACATCCTAAGAAGTAGGAAGTCCATTTGTGCTGTGGACTTCTCGATTCACTAGTAGAGGTCGCTAAGGGCATCCAGTGTTAGCATACAATATCATTAAAAGTTTATCCAGCACAAAACTTTATTCTAAGCCGCTCCGGCAGGCTATAGAATCAAAGGTGATGACGGACCCACAGTGGGCCTACTGGTATGCTCGGGATGTGATAAAACAAAGATGGCCGGAGGCGGAGCCGATTATTCGGACTGCTCCTGGGTGGGCCTACCGGTATGCTATGGATGTGATGAAACTAAACCACACGAAAGCGAAGAAATGGAGTAAGGGAACCTATCGCGCTGTCAAATAAGAGCGAATCGATGCCTTCCGGACCCAAAAAGCCCCTGATATCTGAGGTAGGTCAATCTGTTGCTTTTTGAATCCAAACGACTTGGCCAAATTGTCATAATACATCTTGACTTTTTGCGGGTCAACTGATGGGTCTCTAGTAGCAATACTATCTGAGCTATTAATCGCCACATATTTAATCTCATGAGATCGTGCGATTTCCAGGATGGTGGCGAGGGCGTACTCACTCCAATCCTCGAACAATTTGATCAGTTTGCCCTTGATTTCCTCTAAGGTTTCCACCGTATACCCCATCATCTCAAACTGGCCCTTCGCCCCTCTGAAACGCTGTTTCGCATCCGGAATAGCATCAATTTGGACCCTGACTCCCTCGTTCTGAGCGTTGTACCAGGATTGGTAGTTGGGGTGCTTAAGGAATGCCTGAGCCTGAGATACTCCATTGACCAAATCGGACTGAATCTCGTCAACAAACAGATAATCCTCATCCACAAAATCAACTCGGAGCCAACCCACCGTATCTCTTCGGGCAGGGTGCCCAGATGGGGAGGAGGCAGACCCAACCATATCTACAAACTGACCCAATGGTGAGTCTTCTTCAAGAATTTTGCTAGCCTCCGCGCCCCGATTCAACTGCACGACCAACTGCTCTACATCTCGATAGGAGTGCTCAGGGCTATGATACTTATCATATGTGATATTGTAGTTTTCCCTACTTTCCTGTTTATCAATCCAACTCTTTAAATCAGATTGTTGAATGGCTGGCCTGTTATGGCGAATCTCTGTGAACAACTGGGGAAACTGTTTCACAGCCTGCTGGAACTTCTGCTGGAACTCTTTCCAACTCATCGCTTGAATATTTTCATCCACCATAGTCTGGTAGGTGCGGCGAACCGCATCGAACTCCTTAGACATTGGTTGTTTGGGGAGTTTACTGGTATCTGGAGGGGCCGCATGTTTCATCAAATTACTCCTGGGCGTGAGCGAACTTTTTGACCGGGTTTTAACCCCATATCCAAACCACTTCGCTCTGGTTTCTTGGGTTTTGCAGGCTTGCCTTCCTGCATGTCCTCTACGGATTCGGTTTGTTCGATAGGCTTCATAACGAGGTCCATGAGGCGATCCTCCTCTTTCTGAAGCATATCCTGTCTGCGTTGAACCTCTTGGGGGCTTGGCCCTTGCATTTGAGTGAGGGCCTTCTGCGGAGGAGTCTGCGGAGGAGTCTGCTTAGGGGGTGACTTAGGGGGTGACTTAGGGGGTCGGGCGGGGGCCTGCGGTTCACCTTTTTCGTGTGGTAGAGCCTGCTGTAACTTCTCATCAGCTTCCTGACTCTGAAGCTCCTGCTCTTCACGAGTCTTGTTCTCTTTGACCAAAAGATCTCGGGAGATATTTTTAATGACCTTACTAATCGAAGGGATGATCCGATCAGATACGACTTTAACATGCTTGCAGATCATGTAACCATTCCGTAGGTCAAGCCGTTCCTGGGGAGCCTGTAGGAGGGGCCGTGGCTGCCCCTCTAAGCTGTCCTGTTCATGAAGGTGCCACTGAGCCCCCCAATACAAAAAGGCGGGACACGTGCAGCTACAGCGAACCTGAAGGTCATTCAGGGTGGTATCTTTGGTTACCTGGGAGATGTCAAACTTCACTCGAACTTCATGCCCAGCCGGGTCTGAGTCTTCTTTCTGACACTTCACCCGATACTGCATTGAAAGCTCTTTGGGGAGAGAACGAATCAGGGTTGGGACACAGCCCTTCACATATTTCAGACTGAACTGGTTCGTCAGGGTAGTGAGTTCCCTAATATTCAAAGCAACTTTATAACGAGAAACAGCCAGATAGGAGAGCGGGATACTAACCCACACCTCATCTGGCTGCTTTGGATTATTCGACATCGGCCACTCTCTTAAAAGGGGCCGGTAGTCTTAAGACTTTTTTGCTTTGCGTGTTCTGGGGATCGCTGCATCTTCGATCACATGCTCATCCGGGGTTACCCCAGGAACAAGTGGAAGCATGGAGTCAGGAATCCCTTTCACTTCTGTGATGTCAACAATCTTTCGTTCCCCATCGGATGTCTGGATAGCCGTTACCTCCATCAACTTATCCTCGCCAAAACCCAAATCCACTCCAACAATGTAAGAAGGAACTGGAAGGTTAGGGGGAGAGTTGACTTCGGTAGGCTTTTTTACCCAACCAAGCCGAAGGAACTCTTGCAATCCACTTCGAGAGAATTGAACCGTTCCCAACAGAACAGAGTTTCGATAAATCGTCAGCGCAAAGGTTAGGTCGTTGTACATTAGAAGATCCCCTGGCTTAGTGTAGAGCCGCTGGTCAGGGAACTTCAATTCACGATCAGACTGGTATTGATGGAGCATGTTAGCCCTTTGCCGATCCTGCTGGTGTGCGGGGACGATTCACCCTTTTGACTCTGGAAAGAACCGCATCCACTGCCTCAGCTTCGGAAAGCTGTCCGTGACCCTGCGTAAGGTCTTCACCGAGAGCGGACTCAAGGATCGGAGAGGTCTTCTCAGGAGCCGCAGGAGCTACGACCTTAGCGATTGGCTTAGGCAGTGGTTTAGGGGCTGGGGCTGGCTTGGGGGCTGGCACGACAGGCTTGACCGGATGAGGAACGGGACGGGGAGCCTGGGGGGTGGGGACTGGCTCGGGAGTAGGGGTGTTGGGTCTGACATGGGGCCTAAGAGCCGCAGCCTTGGCGATAGCCTTGTTAGCAGTGACCTGATCGATAGCGGCCTGAGCGGCAGCAATCTGAGCCTGAGCCGCAGCGATGACCTCATAGGGGTCAGTGGGCTGTTCCTGGTCTTCCCCCTCTTCGCCTTCGACACCAATCTCTTCAAGCCACTCGTGACCAATCATGGTCTCAATACCCTGATCGGTCAACACAATCTCACGCTCCTTGTACCCATCAGAGTGCTGATAGGTGGTGTGGGAGACCTGGGTAAGCGTGTCCTCCGGCTGAGCCGTAAACCCCATTGGAGTCTTCCCATCCGGTCCCATCAGGGGAAAGTTAACGTCTCGGGTGAATTTATAGCATTTGTTCATTTGTTCTCCATGGAAGAGTTCCCCCGTAGGGGATATTGAACTATTACTCTGTTTGTTGTCAAATAACGATGTTATTTTTCTTCAGCCAAGTTTCAGCCGTCCTCCAGTAGCGGCGGTCACGAGTCTGCCACTCTCCGTTGAGAAGGAAGCAGAGACCCAGAGCTAAGGATTTGGCCGGTGCTTGCTTGGTGGAACTAATCAACCTAGCCAGACACTCTCGCTCTCTGTCAGTCGGGGCAGAGAGGATGCGATGAAAAATACTTTCCTCTTCTGGAGTAAAAGAGGGAAGTTTAGTCATCGCTAGGGACTCCGCACGTTTCTGTTTGGTCGCTGTGGACTGTTTCTTGCCCGTCAGCGAGGCAGATATCTTCTGTCTCGTCTCCTCTGGTCGCTCCCTGCCGAACGTCCAATGATCCTCCCCTCTGGGCTTGTTATCCCGATTCACATCAGGGTGTTCCCTGTTGAACTGCTTGAGAGACTCAGAGGTTTTTTGCTTTTCCTCTTCAGAATGATGTTTGTCTCGCCAATAACCAACTTGGCCAAAGCGGTTGTTGCCCTCACCCTGGCGAGAAACGGATAACTGTTTCTTGGAGTCTGGGTTCCAGACCCAATGTGTCCCAACTATTTTCAGCCGCCGCTTTTCAATCGTTTCAGCAGACTGAACCAATCCGGTCAGCCCAGCAGAAATTTTTGCCCTAACTTCTGGGGGGCAGCCAAATATACGACGATGATGTTGATCACCGTGGGGCAGATATACATAAGCGTCAGACTTGAGAGATTCAAGTCGGTGCCACTCCCTATTTCCATCAATAATTTTTAGCCGAGTTTCATTAGAATGGGTATAAGCCCTACCCAGAGCCCACCCGTCCATTAAATACTTCGTGTGTTCATGAGGCAAAATCTTCAGCTCCTGACCATCTTTAGTTACCCATCTGAGCCCAGTTTTCTGAAACACATACTCTTCAGCCATCTCTTGAAGAAGGATGGGAGAGATATCAGGAACCGGCTGATCCTGCCTAATGCCCACCATGAAGCAGAACGCATGTCTGAGTGCATGAACCTCTGGTAAAGCTTTCAGTAGGAAGTAGTGAGCGATCAGATGGTCCGTCCCCTTCAAGTCAATGCGATTCCAAGGGTTCTGAGTAAACAACTGAAAGTCAGGAAACAGACTCCTGGGAAGAATATGATGAGACTCGGAGTAGTCATCCTCAGTCGGAATAGTGGATTCCTCAAGAAAATTCAAGTAGCGATCCAACCAATCTGGATCATGGGGTATTTCCGCAAAAGCATCTTTGATTGTCTGGTCCATGGGACCTCCTACAATATAATACTCGGTATTCTAGGGAATTGGATAGATTATTTTACTGAGTTGGATTAGTTTTACGTAGGATGAATTGGGTTAAGAGTAATTGAGATTGAGTGGAGGCCGGTGCCGATTTTTTACTAATTTTTGTAAGAAATAACAAGGGCCTCCGAAGAGGCCCTTTGCCTTAATTATCAAGGACTTTTTAAGACCGGGTGATTACGATTCTCTCCAATCCAGAAGGATTGAAAATTAAAAATCCCAGAATCTCGAAAACACTGAAGCCGATCTGCCTGAGGTCAGGACGGTCTGCGGAAAGCACCGTCAGGGGGACACGCTCAGGGATGACACCGAGGAACTCAGCATCAGCCATAATCCAGATGTCACCATAGGCGACTTTTCTGGACTGCAAGATCGTTGCTCCCCACAGATAGCCCATGATGCCGGTTTTCAGCAAGTGACGCTGAGTCTCTCGGTCGATGTTGCTATCAGTCCACTTCAGGATGTCCACATAATCACGAGGATTCATGAAGATGTAGGCAACGCTAAGGTCGTGGCGCTGAACCATTCCGAAGGCGTCTGCGAATGGACTTACGGAGATTCCGTAAGGACCACCACCCGAAGAAACGACGGAGTAGGCGAGGCTCTTGTTGTACACGTAATCGGTATAACCGGTTACGGCAGTGGCTGTGGTGGCAGCGGAGTCAATATGAAGGAACATATCGAACACGTAGTTGTCCTCAGCGGCACCGACTTCGGCCTTGGCCAGATTGAGGGCGCGAGAAACGATATCGAATCTGCGCTCTTTGATCTGGGTGATTGGAATCATGGGGTTGGACACGATTTCAAACGTTGGGACCGTGACACGGATTGGGTTGGCAACGTTAACAACGTCTCCACCCTGTTCACCGACCACGAACGCCTGCACGAAGCTGCGTCCGGTTTCGTCAAATTCCTTGTCATAAATCGGGAGGGCTCCATCGGGAAGCGTTTCCACCATCAATGCCTTGCGGGCGATTGACATGTAGTCACGACGACGACGAAGAGAGGGGCCTAGAGCGGTGGCGAGCTTCTGGCGACCGGCTGCGGTCTTCAGAATCTGACCAAGCTGGGCGGTCTGTGCTTGGGTGCGGGAAAGAATAGTCATTGTATTTGTCTCCCTTTACAAGAACGAGGCAACGCCAAGCCAAGGCTCGGTGGCAGAGATAGCGTGGGTGCAGATACCCACTACGATGGAACCAGCGGTGTTCGCGGTACCAGCGGTAGCCGTAAACATGCCAGGACCAATCGATCCACCAACGTTAGCAGTGTAGAGACGCTGACCAACGAGGGGGGTTCCGGTGACCTGAGCGGAGGGAACCTTGAACTTGGGGAATGCGCGGACCACAGGGGTCTTGCCAGAACCCGAAGGGGTAATGGAAGACGAGAACTGGCCAGCACCCAAGAGCAGGAAGCCGTAGGGCACTTCTGGACCGGCTCCGGTGAGGAAGTTTGCGCCGTCCAGAGGGTGGATGATCAGGCTGAGAACGCCAGGGGTAACTGCCCCGTTGTAAAGAATACTGACGATTGCACCAGAGGTGTAACCAGCAGCAGTCAATGCAGCATTATCAGTCCCAGGATCACCTGTGAGAGTCAGATTGGGGACGCAAGTTCCGTCATTCTGACCGTAGTACTCACTATTCTAAGCTTTTTATGGTTTTAACCCCATATTTGCTTTTTTCTCTACCACTTCGGTTTTCACCGCCACCCCAAATGGGTGTTCGTGGTCTGGACCATTCCTTCACCATATTAAAAGCTTAGCTTTCAATTTAGGTGGGTTATTATGGCCTCTAAGCGTTCCGATCCTGCACCAATTGACCGGCTTCGTTTGGAATTGGCATCAGCATTATCTGTTAAGCGTTCTCCAAGTTTAAACCTTACATTCACAACGTTTCCACTGTGAAGACCCAAGTCACTAAGTTCGAGATACATTAATCTCTCCTATATGAGTTGATTTTTATCGCTTCTTCACGGATCAGCCGAGGTGGCGAGATCACTACAATGTGAAGTTGCTTGTGCAAAGAAGGAAGGGGTATTTATAAAACAAGGTTACTTTTATCACATGATATTCGCGTTCTATTAATGAGGAGAAAAAATAATGGCGAGACCATTGGGAACCTACCCCTTTCCGTACGACATGAGGGCGGGGGTGTATCGCATAGATAATAAGGAGAGCGGAGTCTGCTATATAGGTTCAGCCCTGAACTTCTACCGAAGATGGCGGCGGCACCATAATGAGCTTAACAAAAAAATCCACAGTAATGAGCATTTAAGTCGGGCGTGGGAAAGATATGGAGTCAACGCATTCCAATGGTCAGTTATAGAGGTTACTGAGCCCACCCGAGAAGCTCTCCTGCTTAGAGAGCAGTATTGGTTGGAAAAACTGAAATCTGATGGAGTGGAACTATATAATACCTGTGTAACCGCTGGGTCTCAGCTTGGAGTGAAACGCTCGAAAGAAACTAAACAAAAAATGTCAGCCATTGCAAAGAAGCGCGGGAATAATAATGTGGCCAACAATGAGGAGTGGAGACAATCAATGAAAGAAATGTTTGCTAATACAATAAAAATGTATAAGGGACAGAAGTATAAGCGAGTGAGAAATCAGCAGATTGATTACTATTTGAACGAGGGCTGGTCATTAACTAGATAGAGTTAATACAGCAATTCCGCCTTATTTTGAGTAAATGTGGTCAACGGGAACTCCCTGAGCACCTTCGGCTCCGCATCACTCTGATAGGCGAAGGTGTCGCACTGACTGGAGAGGGAGTCCATATCATCCAGGTTTAGGCCAGTTACTTCGGCCCATTTACAGCCTTCTGGGTGCTCTACGTCTTCCACACTAACCTGATATTTTACATTCATGTAATTGGCGTTAGGGTTAGAAAGTTTGTTCTTAAACTGTTCGTAGACCCACATCCAATTTCTAACATATTGAGCCGTATAAACTCTATTTTGAAAGAATTGAAAACCATTACGACTGGTGAAGTAGTAAAACTTGGCCGTAGAGGTTCGCTGTTTAAGCGAATTCCAAATCCTGGAAGTCATCATCTTCTTTTCTTTAAGAATATAAATCAACTCCCAAGTTTTGCTTTCATTTGTCCACATAAAAATCAGCCCCTCGTAAGAGGGGCTGATAGTTCAGAGAGCTATTCGCTTACTACTTAGATGTCATCCGTGAAGACGAGGTTGGCAAGCATTGCCTGCTCTTTGCTCATATCCGTGGCGGTCTTGACATTGCCGAGGCTGCGAATCGAAGCAGCTTTTGCGGCTGGCTTGCCAGGAGTCTTGGAAGCGACAGACTTCTTGGGGGGTTCGAGCTTTGGCTCACCCTCACGCTTGGCACCCGGATCATACTTATCCACGCCCAAGGTCTTCAGGACCTCATAGAGTATCACATCTTCATGGTCTTCCTCAGAGTCTGGCACTCCACCCTCATTTAGAAGGTCATCAGCCATATCGCCGCGCTCTACGATTGGATCATCCACACCCTGCACCTTTGCGGCTGTCTTGGAGTCAGCAAGCAAAATGTCAAGAGAAGTGATGTCATAGCGGGAAGCATGATGGAAGAAATCTTCTGGGGATGCAGTTGCTCCACCCTCTTCAAGCTCATTGGGCTCGGATCCGAAGAACCCTGCACCACCATCAGCTTCAACGGGGAGACCGTCTTCACCAAACTCTTCGCCCTCACCTTCATTTGCCAACGCATCGGTTTTTTCGCCCATGTCGTCTTCATTGAAAATCTTGGTGAAATCGAGTTCCTCTTCGCCTTCAATCGCTTCCTCAAGGGAAGTAACATCAGCTTCAAGATTGTCAATCTTTTCCTGGAGTTCCTGTTTCTTTTCGTCAGGAATGGGCTCACCAGCGGGGGCTCCACCTTCAGGAGGCATCGTCTCGTCAACTGGGGGCATCGTCTCATCCGTTGGGGGCATTTCTTCGTCAACTGGAGGAACGTCACCCTCTGGAGGCATTTCGTCCATCGGGGGCATTTCGTCCTTGGGGGCCTCATCCTTCGGAGCCTCATCCTTGGGCTCTTCGGTCTCATCAGCCTTCTTGGTCTTGGCCGTCTTGGGCTCGCTCTTCAATTCCTTCTCGACTTCGTTCTTCATCTTCTTGAGGAAGGACTCATCTTCGAGGAACTCATTGAGTTCGACCTTGTGTACCTGCTCGAACTTCTCTGCAACCTTGGTATAATGAGCATTGATGGCCGTCTGACGCAGCATTGCGGTCAGAGACTTGGTGCTGTTTGCCAAGAGTGAGGAAGCGAGTTTGTACTGGATTTCGTTCGGAGCGGTCGGAAGCAGCGACTTGGCAAGCGTCCATGCAGAGGCTACGCGAATCTTAGCTTCCTTATGGGTAGACTGTTTTGTTTCTCGGATGCTAGCGAGGCGTTCTTTCAGGGACTTACGATCTTCGGCCATGGTTCTGACTCCTTTTTGGTGGTGAAATAGGCTCTCTATTCCTGGGGTTAGAAAGTTGTTTTAACTCTCTAGTTTATTAATGGTACTATAGCTTTAAGCGACCAAGTTCAGCCGTGAGGGCTGAGGGTTTGGGTAGAACTAGTTGGGATGCAGCTTTGCTGGAGGTCCGATGACCACTAGCGTCTAACAATTCCGCATCTTTGGTAAAGGCTGTTTTTGGGCCTTCCCAATCTGTAGAAATGATTTTCTGAACGGAGGCACCGGGGAATGCAGGGATAGCGACCCAACTGGCTTCGATAAACCGGACACCACCATTTGGTAGGGTCTTATGGCCGCACAACTCTGCTACACGACGAGGAATACCATCATCATCGGGAAGGAATGAGCCTTTATTGTATTGGAGGTGAGAACAGTAGTTGCCATTATCCGTAACTCGCTGCCCACAGTAGGAGCAGACGACTAAATCTGTGGTGCATCCCATAGAGAGATACTTTATTTTCTCGCTTCTGATCTTGTGAACCAGATCCTCATTAGAGAGATCGGTTGCAACCAGCAGATCCACGAAATAGGCCCAAACTTCAGAATTAAGGTGTATCTTACGTAGGACGGCATCAAGGATGTGGCCTTTCGCCGCTTTACTGTTTTGATAGTGCTCCAGAAAATTAAATGCACCAACAAAACTTCTATAGGACATCTTTAAAACTGTATTTTCCCAGCCATCATCATTGTTGTTGACCAAGTAACTGCATTCTGGAACAATTAGCCAGTCTGTGGGATCTTTTTCGCACATCACAGAGGCCATAATGGTCACATGGGAGAGCAAATATTTGGAAGTATTACCAGCAATTTTAGAGAAAGAAGCGTTCTTGTGACCAAACTTCCCCCCGTGCAGTTTATCCCACTGCGTGAGGCTGATTATAGGGTCTGAGAGAACGCCAGTGGCTTGCTTCTTCATCTTAAACCAACATGAACTCGAAGCAAACTCCATCGAAGCCAGCGTTGAGCACTACATGTGCATATTTAGCACGTACATTCAAAGTGGTAGAGAGTTCTCGTTCCATACGAAGCATGGCTGTGGGACTGAACTCCGCCTGAGCAACTTTTCCGCGAGGAATGTTGACCATAAGGATATCGTTGTTGGTTTTGATGTTTTCTGCCGAGACATACTGCTTGAAGTAGCGGTTAGCCGCCACTCTATTTGCAATCTTACGATTTCGATCCTGTTCAAAGTCATAAGAGTGAACTTTGGCCGTCAAGCTGCTGTGGTGATGGATCCAATCCTCACCCTGCTCGTCTCCAATTTCTTCTTTTGTCGTTTCGGACATTATTTTGTTGTCTTTCATGGGATAGTGGCGTTGGTGACGTTTCCCACCCTCTCCAACCATCTCAGTCTGGAGTTCAGCGGTCACTTCCTTAGAATCTGGGGCAACCGGAACCGCATCATCATTCTGATTGGGGTTAGCGGGTCGCTTATTAGCGAATGGGTTCCCTCCAGTCTGATATTCTCGGTCATAGATAGTTCCCACACCCGGTCTGGCCAATTCGGTCAATTCTGCGTCCACAGCCTCTTTACGAACAAGCAAAGAAGCGCCCGCCTCTTTATTGGCTGAGGGCGAGTGCTTCTTCAACAATTCATTCATTAGGAAGTGGTACCAGAGAAGAGGAGCGAGGCACCGGTAACATCTGAAGGAGCCAGACCAGAGTTAATGAAGTCTCCGTAAACGGATCCGTTGACATCAAACACATCGGTGACGATGATGGTTGCGTCTTCGGTAACGGCTGCCTGTTCAATCTGGAAGTTAGAGGTGTAGGACTCCATCCAGCAGCCCTCATAGATGGTGACGACCGCATAGAGGCCGGTGTTGCCGTAGTTGTTTAACCCACCCTCTGCGGCCACATCAGCCAAGTCTGCCTGACCGACATTCTGAGCCTTTGAGGCGAGTTCGCTGAATGCGATCTCGGTCTTGATATCAAATGGCCATTTGTGATGTTTGAGGCTACGGACCAAGCCGCTCACACCGGCCTTGTAACCCAACATCTGCATGATGTTGGCAAGGTAGAGTGCGGTGCGGTTAATCGTCAGCGTCATCGGCTGGGTGATACCGGGCACAAGCTCGGCAACGATGTCACCATAACCCAGACCGCGAATGGCTTCCACATTCTTTGATTCTGAGATATTGAAGCTGGAAGTGACACCCATCTTCACAAATTTGCCGACTCCTACCGCATGGGTAAAAATCTTGAAGCGGCTGGAGATTACGGTCTTAGTCTGGGCCGTTGTCCCCTGTCTGTAAAGATAGCTATCGGTGAAAGGTGAATTGGCCATGTTTAGATCCCCCTATTGGAACGCAAGTTAAGCATTGAACCCTCAGAGTAGGATTCTGTAGATATAAAGTTCATTTTACTCTCCCGCCGCAGCGAGATTCAGTCCATTAAACTTAGACTTGGAGCCATACTGCTTGATTGGAGATGGACTGACTGGTCCGTTCTGGGGCAGTTTAGGTGCGGCTGGAGTCGTATTTGTTGGAGTTCCTGGGGTCTGTACGGAGGGCTTGTTGGCGCAGTTGGGGCATGTGACACCATTGGTATCCTTGCCGTTCTGCATCACCGTGGCTTCACAGACCGGGCAGGCGGCGGTCTTCTTAGCGGAAGCTTCCTTCTCTACTGTGCCCTCATGGTCAGAACAGCTATCACGTTCGTCTGAAGAAGTCTTTGTCTCTTCCTTCTTCCCACCTTGGCACTTGTCGCAAACGACTGGGCCATCAGCCTTCCCATAGGGGGAGTGCATCACAGTTTCGCCGCACTTCTCACAAGGAGTTCCACCGTCAGCCATAAGGAAAGATTTCTTAGCATTGAGGTCTTTCTTGTCCTGAATGGCGGATTCAGCGGTCTCAAGAACCTGAATCTGCTTCGAAAGGATTTTCTCCACTTCTTCGAGCTTTGTCTTCAATCCAACAAAAACTTCTCCGACATTCTTGATCAAGGAGGAGTCATTTGCTTCCTGGACGATCTTCTTGAACTCAAAAAACTTGTCGGCAATGTCCTCTTTGAGAGACTGGGTAAACTTCAGAGCTTTGCGGGTTTCCGCAGCCGAGACATCGGGAAACTCTACGGCTGTCTTAGCCGCCGCACTCTTCAAACCACCGGTTTTCGGAGCCTCAGGAATGAGGGCCTCGTCGGCTTCATCCGCTGCGGTGTTCAGACCTTCCTCTTCACCCATTCCCTCTTCACCCATTCCCTCTTCACCCATTCCCTCTTCACCCATTTCCATTGACTCAGGGGACTCAGGAACTTCTTCTTCAGGAGGTGCAACATTCAGAGAGCCAACTCCAACAGAGCTACCCCCACCCTCAAGACCTTCATCTACATTCTTGCTGTAGAACTCGCCTTCAACTAACTTATCCTCAACCTTTTGGATTGCTGCGACAATCTCGTCATTAAGACTCAGCAACGCACGGTCAATTTCTTTTGGCCAAGTAGCTGGGTTGACAGGATCTCCAAGGCTAGTCCATTCGGTCTTGCAGGCTTCAAGTAGGGAGACGACAACTGAGTCAACAGAGGTTTCTTCTTCAGACTCAGGCTCTTCTGAGGAACCACCCGCCGCAGACTTGCTAGCGGGCTTGGAGGGGCTCAGGATGGCTGCATACTTGTTAGTGGGACTGGTGGCCTGGGCGTCAAAGCAATCGCCCTGTGCGGACACTACGGCGATGGCTTCGGTGGCGTTAATGATAAAACTGGGCATTCCTCTCTGGAAAGTGCCAGTAGCTAGACGATGGCCTACCCATGAACCCGAAGCCTCAACAATCATGTCAATCTCTTCAGCCGTCTTGGGAGTGAAAACCTGCAAATCAGAGCCATTCTTACGTTTTAATTGATCCTGCTCTTCCGTAGTGAGTTCCTTGACTTCACGCCGAGTTTCACGAGTGTTGTCCACCGAATAAGAGGTAGGTGCGGGGTTAACCTTATTTTCAGGGGGCTTCTTGGTATCAAAATTGCCAGCCGCCTTGTGTTGAAGTTCACGAGTATTGTCCACTGACCATGCGGTGGGGGATGGATCGGGCTCGGTATTCTCATCCAGCTTTACGCGACGATGAGTGCCAGGAAGCTCTGGATTTGCAGCCTTGGGAGCGTTGTCAGCAGATGGTTTGACCGGCTTTTCAGCAGGGATGGGACGTTTTGGATCAACAAACCCTTCGGGCTGTTCGCCTGGGGTTTCTGTTTTCTTGGGGGCATCAATTTCCACGGAGGACTCCTCAGCTTTCTTTTTGGATGCAGTTGTTCGCTTGCCTTGGACAATAGTTTCCAGTTCTCCAGCCAGTGCAGAAGAGTTGCCATCCTGCACAAACTGATTGACTGGATTCTGGAGAGCGGCGGGGCCGACCTTGCGAGCGAGTGGAAGGGGTTGGATTTTCTCAATCAGATCAGGGTCATTCCTGTGTTGAGTCAGATACTGCACGGTTTGTTTAACCAAATCACCAATCCAATCAGCATTCTTTTTTGCGCCGCAATCAGAGCAGCCGGGTTTCCCACAGGTGCAGGCCGAGGTTTTCTTGTCTTTGTCGCAACCGGCACAGCCTTCTTCACCACACTTGCAAGCTGCACTCCCACTCTTAGAAACCGAAACAGCCTTGTTACCCGGAACATCAAGCTCTTCTAGGTTTTCATCCTTGGGCCAGTCCTTTTTATCGGTCTGCTCAAGAGCCATTTTGTTTAATCGGTCATTAAGTCTGTTAGAACGCATGTTTTTACCTCTTACACTGTGGAATCAGGAAGCGCAACAAGTTGCGGAGGTTCATTTCCTCGCAAGGCTGTCATCACTAAAGAAATACGTGAGTCCATCTGCTCACACCAAGCAGCCGCAGCATTCACTGGATCTGAACAGATGGACTGAGTGGGTAGGAGACCTGGGGAACCTAGTGGAAGCTGAGTCATGAAACTCACTGGAGTTTGAGCCATTTGAGTCGTCACTCCCCTGAAAACTTCTGCTGACCCCATCTGGAAGGTGATGGCTTCTCGCCCAAATTGGGTGCCGCCGAGGGTGCCATTACCATCCATTGTCATATTGGAGGAAACATCAGAGAAAGCTATTTGATTGCCTGCTTCCCCATTAGTCACGGCGGTAACAGTGATGGCTGAACCACTAATCGAAGCCGTAACAGTCGTTAAGGCAGCAGCGGTAATAGCAGTGATGATATTTGCAGCACTGGTTGGGGCATCAGTGCCAAGGAGAACCTGCCCGGTGGTTGGTGTGCCTGAAGCAATCCAGGTAAACAATTGGGTATCAATAGCAAATGTTTCAGTTGGATTAGGGATTCCGGTAAGAGTGATGGTTCCGATGGATGGAAGGGATGGACTGGTGAATAGTCCTCCTAGGTTTACTAGGGGATCAGAGTATGCAGCGATACGTTGTTTGTCGGTTGCATCCGTGGAGTCGCCAACAAACGATGCCTGAAGAGCAACAGTTACGATGCCATTCAGGTGCTGTACGGTTGGATGAATCTTCACTCAAATCTCCAGAAGGATAGATGGGGGACCGAAGTCCCCCATTCGAGTTTAAAGCTGGGTGGTTACGGTGAGCTGTACAGAGATCCAGAGCAAGCTGAAAATCGGCTTAATTGTAAAGCTAACATTCAGGGTAGTTGGATCAGAGGGGTCAGCGGCGACTACGATGGTGCTGTAACCCTCGATAACCTCCTCAGCGACCAAGCTGACTAGAGTGGAACTAACCACTGAAGTAACGGTGTTGAGGGTGCTGAGGATGAGCTTGCGACCGATAAACTGGTTCAAGCTACCACGCATCGTCTGGCGAACATAATCGACCACCAAGCGAGAAGTAGGTTCGCGCTTCAGGGGGCTGGAGTTGTCGGTGGTGACCCAGTGACGGACAATGAAGGCTCCGGGGTTTTCCACAAGGCAAGTTAGGCCGCTAGCGGTCATCGAATCCATGGTGGGGTCATCGTAACGAGTGATGAGACCCTGGAATCCAACCATGCTCTGACGAGTCAGGGTGGTGGCAACGTCGATGGCTGGATCGACCATCATACCCGCCATTGCGGCGGCGAGGAAGGACCCATCAACTGTGTAGTTGACGGCCACGCCAGTGGTGGGATTGACAAGCTGGAGAACTGCTCCGATGGCTCCAATTCCAATCATGCGTTCACTCTTCAGACTACTAGCTAGGCTGATCATGGACGAAGGAGTGTCAGAGAAACCATATCCGTAAACACTCATCGCTTCTCCACTGTTACGTGGGGAGGCTTGGGTCAGGAGGAAACGGCTCAGGTACTGAATAACCGTTGGGCTAGTGGTCAGAACCTGAATCATACCAGCCTTCTGCTCGTTTCCAGGAACTGGAGCAGCTAGAGTGCTGATTGCGTTGATGTAGGTCTGATCGGCTGCGGTATTCAAACCGGTCTGCTTGGGAACCTGGAGGCAGGCGAAGATGTTTCCGCCATTCTGAGCGAACAGACTGACTGCCATGGAGAGGCGGTTTTCGGGAGTGGGAACACCGTACTGAGTGTAAGCGTCACCCGTGTTATCGAATATCTTCAAGGCGAAATCGGAGGCATTCTTCTCGGTCGTGTATGAGATGTAGTAGTAATCTCCGACAGAGGGCTCGTTTCCGGAGGCGTTGAAGGTGGTCACGAGAGCCGTATCCCCTGCGTTCATGCCGTAGGTGGAGATGACTTCCAGGTTCAAGCCATAGACGTTGACGGTTGGGACAACGCTGGCGGTACGAGCGGTTGCTTTGCTGGTGACGAAGGTGAGGGTATCCCCCGGCTCAAAGTGGTAACGAGGAGATGGGAGAGACTGGAAGCCGTAGAGAGGATCAGCCAGAACATCATCCGGATTGAGGATGGTGAACTGAACACCCGTATTGGGGTCCAGGAAGGTCTGGTTGAGCCAACCGGTAGTTCCCACAGCGTTGGAACCAACATTGGAACCCACAGGGGTTGTAGCCCCACCAGTGATACCCAATCCATCAGCGCTAGCCTGGAGAGCGGTACGGCTGGAAGTCACACAGTAGTGCAGGGAGCGAGGGGTCTGGACGGTGGCAACCCCGCCAGTGAAGTGCTCTATCGCACCAGCCGAAGCCGAAGTAGTGAGGTTGGGGGTACCCACAGTGGAGGCGATAATCACACCGGTTGTTGGGGTAGAAGTGGGGTAGGTGACGAAGAGGTTGAGAATATCCTGTAGGGTGCGAGTGGTTGTGTCCGCTTTCTCAATATATACGGTCACTGCGTTGCTCGTTACCGAGATAGCAGCAGAGTCAGCCTTAGCAGAGGCTCCAACAAAGATGATAGAGGCCACAGTGTTGGGTCCGGTGCCGAAATTAGTGGCGGTGAACTCCAAGCCAACGTTCACAGCGGAGATCAGGGTGGCCTGAATACCAGGAGTGATGATAAATGGAGCATCCCCTTCCTGGAAGGTCACAGTAACGGTCTCATCGGGGCTACTTCCACCCACACCGTTCAAATCAGAGAACTTATTGGGCCAAACGACCCCACCGTATTCTAGGAAGGCGGCTTCAGTAACCGAAGAGGCTCCGGAGGTGATGGATGGGAGAACATTCCCCTTCTCATCAGCGATTGAGTAGGTGCCCTGACCGGTGATTCCTGGGTTGACCACTGACAGAGTGAAGGTGTGGTCATTCAGGATGTTACGGTAGTAGGTGGCATACACACTCTGGCCAGTGGCGGGGGGATTGTAAAGCACAACCGTGCCGGTGTCCCCAACGACCTGAGTGACGCGAACCTCACCGGCCAGAAGAGCTTCCTCTGGGCTGGTGCCAACGTAAACATGGACCAAGGCGGGGTTGTTGGTAACAGCACTCAGACCAGACCCATCAGTTGGGGTGTCAGAGAGAGTGAAGGTGTAATTCTTGCCGGTGACGGCTCCCTGAACGGGGCGGAGGAACATAATCTCATCCACCAACGTATCGGTGATAACCGAAGCACTAAATGGGGTGTAGCCAGCGGTGGCCGTTCCTGCCATGACTGAAGCAGAGCCACCCCACTGAATACGAGCATCCGCATTGGGGGGAGTCTGAAGGACATAATCCACACCGTTGACGAAATCGCTGCGACTTGGGCCGTAACCCACAGCATCAATGCTGATCACGTTAGTAGCAGGAATCATGTCGTAAGTATCCTGATACTTGTTGGTGAAGTAGCTGACGGTGAAGGTCTGACCGGCCAAAACTGGGGAAGCCATGACAAAAGTTCCGGTCTGACCATTCAGGGAGGCGACGGTAGCTGGCTGACCATTGACCAAAGCCTTCATGTAAGCTGGGTTGGTGGTTACGACTCCGCCGTTGGTGCCATCTACGACAGGGACGAAGGAGGTGGTGAAAACGGTGTTGGAGTTGGGGCCTGCACCACCAGTGAATGGAGCAGAGGCAACCACAGCCGCCACAGTATTGGCAGCGATTCCGCTGGAGAGAGGAGCCTGAAGGACTAGGTTACCAGCCAGGGTGGGAATTCCCACGATGAGGAGATTTGCCAGATCACCATAGGTGCGGACCATATAGGCAGTTGCCGTAGCAGACGCATCCACTTCAACCGTGAAGGTGCTGGCAAAAGTCAGGGTGTCATTTGCAGTGGTAGTGGTAGAAACTCCAGTGACAATCAGGTAGGCTCCTGAAGCAGTGTTGTTAGCAGTCGTGGCAGCAAAACGAACGGCAGTGCCCACGCCCACACCATCTGTTACCCACGAACCAGAAGCACGTTGAACCGTATGGGTCGCAAAGGTGAGGTCGCCGGTGGTGCTGAGTGTAAGAGCAGCTTCGTTCAATTCGATGGAGATTGCATCGGTTCCCACGCCGCTAATTGCCTGTGCGTCAGAAACTGGGGAGGCTGCGGTGAAGGTGAAGCCCAAGTCCACATCGTTCCCAAGCTCACCAGGAAGGGAGAGGGTAAGCGGGAAGTTGGAATCAGCATTCCAGGTAGCAAAAGTGGGAACTTGGGGGGCATCGTTTTCATTCGCAATATAAGTGTCCTTGCGCTTGAAGTAGTAGGTGACCATCAGTTCGGTGCCGACTGGGTAGATAGAGAAAATGGAGAAAGCACCAGTCGTTCCATTAAGGCTGGTCACCACAACTGGGGTGACTCCATCGGAGAGGGTGACGGTGAGGTCAGTGGGGGTGTTGGTGAGGGTTCCGGTTCCATTCCCCGTAACAATGGGGGTATAAGTCAACTGGAAGTTCAACTGGCCAATCGTCAGAACTGGGAGGGTCTCATTAACTACCAAGTCATCGGCGTATGCGGAACTTCCGCGATGTGTCTCAACGTTGGTTACAGAGAAGGTCTCCTGTCCCTCACCGATGAACACGGGAAGGCGAATATTCCCGTAGGTGATAACTCCGGGGTTGCTCACCGTTTCAAACGTGTAAACACCCGGTGCGGTATATTGTGCGAACAGAGCCATGTTTATCTCTCCCTATGGTTGCGAATTGGATCAAGAGCCCTTTAATATCGTGGTTTCATTTTAGGTCGGAGAAGTCTTTTCTTTCGCCACTTTAATCAGTGCCTAAAATCTTCCGGTCAGTTTTGGTGTCCGGAGCGTGACGGAAGCCATCTTTTGTAACGGCTGCAAGGGCTTCCGTCCTATTTTTCTTTTCGGTTTCGGGAAGGGGTGCGAACTCATTCCGTCCAACCATGGAGAGTCCGACCTCTCCTGACTGTGCCCTAACTTTTTCTCGTAGCTCATTTCTATCAGAAATATCTTGCCAGCGACGATTTGCATCCTTTCCAATAGTTATGTCAATCTTCTGTTCGGAGAAGTTCTCCGTCAAAAGACCCACACTGGAGGGAATGGGCTGGAAGGCTGCACTCTCCCCACATTTTGTGCAAGGGATGGATTCTTTTGGAATCTGGGCAGTGGGAATGATTTTTTCAATCATAACCCCACAGGATGAACACTTGTACTCTCTGATGGCCATAAATCTCCTTTTAGGCGTAATATGGGACGAACTGAGCCGCTCCCAGTGCGGTAAGACGAGGTAAAACTTCAGGTTTTCCAGGAAAATCAGTGATAAAACCATCCGTAGGTCCACCAATCTGAATCGTAAAGTAGCCGATTCGGGTGATAAGAGGTAGATAATACTCCCAATCAGCCGCAGCGGACACTGTGAGGGTAAATGTGGTCGAAGGGGTGACTCCACTCATGTCTTTCGGTTCAGTCATTGAAGCTCTGGATATTTCGAATATGGTCAAACCGTTCGCTTCCATGTTCTCTCGCCCCTGAACCAATAGAAAGGAGCGAATCATGGAGGAAATGTCTGAAGCCGTGAGTCTATCGTTCGCCTTAACCCTAATTTCAAAGCTGACGTTCTCTTTGGAGCCATAGACTTCATAAGTCTCTGTTAGATTGGGGGAAACCATGATTACACATTGGTCCCCAACCGTAACCATATCTCCAATTCCAATAGTCAATCCATTGATGATATTCTTGTTAGCAGCCAGCTTTTTAGCCACCATGCTGTTCTGCCCAGAGTTAACCCTGATCTCCCAAAGCATTTTTTCACCGGGACGAAGGAGGTTGTTGAGCCATATGGTGCCATCCCCAGCAACCGTCAAATCTGTTTCGGTGTAAACGGGGCCAAAAGTTGAGCGAATCACTACCTGACCCGCCGCCATAAGCTCGGAAGGGGAGAGGGGAGGAATGGGAAGCATATTCTCGCTCTGGACTACAGAAGTGGTCGTTGGGTCTGCCTTAACGGTAAAAGTCCCCGTAAGCGTTGACCCTGGAGGGGTGTATTGCTGGAGTTGAATCGAGGTAGAAGAAGTGAACTGGTAATCAATGCCACTTCGCAGTTCGTATCCATCTTGGTCCGTAATGACCAGATTTGAATAGGAACTGACCGGAAGGGTGACAGTCTGAGAGCCAGAGAAGGTGGATTCACAAATCACAAAGGACTCTTGCCTCACATACCAGAAATCCACGTTAGGGGTTAGTATACGAGAAGGAGTTCGGAGTTGGAGGGGCTGCTGAGTCGCGTAGGAGGTGACGTATAGCTGACCCCCTTGAATTATAAAAGAAACAGTAGGGTCTACGGTATGCACGGTGGATGCATCAATCGCTGGGGCAAAATAAACTCCAGAACCAACCCCATACCCCGTTTTTCCAGTTGACCATGTGTAAGTCTGGACTGTTAGCCCCACTTCACGAGTTCCCTCATCCACTGAGTCTACATTTAAGTAGTAGACTCCAGGTTGCGGGCAAACAAGGGTGCTGGATGGGGTAGCGTTGTTGGTGAGGATTTGATTTTCCTGAACCCAGTCAACAAACACTCCATCATGACCTTGTAATTTGGCTAAAACAGTGTGGCCATGCTGGTTACACATGAAATAGTCAGGACTGAGGCGGTTTCCTGAGGAGGATACGTTAGAAATTTGGATTTGTAAATCCCCCCACTGGATGAGGTTGGATGCTTGAACAAATGTCTCGCCACCCAAGCTCTTGAAGCGAGGATTTCGATTCACCACCATCCGCAATTCACGGAGAAGATAAGTGGCTAAATTCTCACCTGTAAGATCAAGCATTAACGCCTCTTAATTATATACAACACCTGGGATAGGGGCGGGTACGCGGACGTTAACCGGTTCCACCCAAGCACATATAGAACGCCTCACATCGTTGGTGTTAACATTGGCAATCTGCCGGGGATACCAGCGATTTTCAATTCCAATACGGCCATCCCACTCATAATCAGTAATGAGCCACTGAGAGCCATCATGAGCTTCAAAAACGGCTCCGGGCATCAGATAAGTGAAGAAATCGGCATCCTGCATGATGGGGCTGAGTGGGTTGGCCATCTGATCCTGAACACCAGGAGCAGTTTGAGCAAATTGACTGGATGCGTCCATCGCAGGATCTGCTTCTTCGCAGATTTCAACTTTATCAGCAATTAGGGAAGCAAGATGTTTTGAGTCCATGAGTAACCTCTATGATAGGAGATGGGAAGTTATTATTTGAGGCCGGTGCCGATTATTTTCCCTTACTCCATTTCTTCGCTTGCGTCATGTTTAGTTTCATCACATCCTGAGCATACCGGTAGGCATACTTTGGATTCTTAGCGATAACCGGCTCCGCCTCCGGCCATCTTTGTTTCATCACATCCCGAGCATACAAGTAAGTATATTGTGGATCAGTCAGAATCATCGGCTCCGCCTCCGGCCATCTTTGTTTCATCACACTCCGAGCATACCGGTAGGCCCGCTCCGGATCAGTCCGAATCATCGGCTCCGCCTCCGGCCATCTTTGTTTCATCACATCCCGAGCATACAAGTAAGTATATTGTGGATCAGTCCGAATCATCGGCTCCGCCTCCGGCCATCTTTGTTTCATCACATCCCGAGCATACCAGTAGGCCCACTCCGGATTGATTATCACCTTTGGTTCTAAAGCCTGCCGGAGCGGCTTAGAATAAAGTTTTGTGTCGGATAAACTATGAATGATATCGGTTGTGAGCATTCGAATGATCCTTCGCGGGGATGAATATTAGGTTTCGATGTTGCCGAAGACAACGGTGCGCCCCTTGGGCTTCTTCTCATTATCCCACTGCTTATCCGGATTATCGGTCGGATCGGTGAGCGGTTCAGCCGGAAGTTCACGTTTTTCGACAAAACGAGGATCATAAGTTTTGATTGGCAGAACTGGGGGCTGCGGCGAGACCAAAGGAATCTGGTATCGAGTATCATTGGCACCCAAGAGGTTCACATTGAAGTCCTGCTGCACCAAAACCCCACGAGGGGACTTGTAAACTGGGTCTGAGATGACCAAACGCTCACCATTGCGGCGAACGATGAAATCACCCGCTGCAATCAACGGGGTGGGTCCCAAGTAGGAGCGGCTTTGACGTTCCACTTTCACTCCACCTTCATTTATAGTTCGGGTTGCTGCCACATCTGGATCGATAAACAAAATCTCGTATGGGCCGTAGTAACCGCCAATGATTCCAGTCTCATAGCATGAATTACAACCGGTGCGGGGCTCTCCATTCGCAACCAAGCAGCCGCAAGGAGTCCCTTTGGTGCGACGAATCATCAAATTAGCGGGCTCACCCGATTGTTCAAAGATAAACGCATTTCTTCGAACCATTTCAGCCAACATGTAGTCCATGCTGTCAATCTCATAGGTGGTTTTCATCTCCGTGCCGAAGAACCCAGGCTTGTGGGCCTCGTAACCTCCAGCCATGACCGGAACGACCGTATAAAAGGTGCGAGTTCCTGCCGCCCCAGCCAAATAAATGTCCACATAGTTCAATAGGGTATAATAAGTGACGGTCACGCTATGTGTAGTAATCTGATTTGGAACAAAGTCCGTTGTCGGTAAGACTGTGACGGAACCACCTCCTGCAAGACCATATTGTTGAATGTAAATCAACGCTTCTTGGCCATCCACCCTGGCAACCGGGACAAACTCACCATCAATAGTGAGTTGTACATCAGCCGGATTGTTTGCTACGGTGGGGTGTCGCTTTGGAACCGGAACGGACCAAATGGGGGCCGTGGGAATCTTGAACACATAGGAGCCATCCCCACCAAAGCTAACCCAATCAGCAGGCTGCACCGTGTAGGTTACGGTTTTGTAAGTAGTTTGATCACGATAGAAGGGGATGGGGAGCGGATCTGTGGTGTTAAGAAGCGACCATGCGGTAGGGGAGTCGTACGCTCTATATATGTTATAGCCGACTACATTCTTATCACCCAAATTAGTCCAGCAGAGGTCCCTGGAGCCGTTGTAATCGCTGTTCAAAACAATAAGGTTCTGCACCATTGGTGGGTGCTCTACGTGCATATGTTGACGAGGATTGTGGTCCTCTGGATGATTAAAGTGGAGTTCTGCCATGAGTTAATCCAATGTAAGTGTTGATATGATTTAACCTAAAAGCCAACGAGATTGGCGCAACCCAACTGACGCAGGGCGCACAGCAGTTAGTAGGGGTGCCCATACTTGGAACTCCGCCTCGTACGCACTGGCCAGATTTTGGTAAGTTGCAGCCTTATTTATATCCAAACTTACCCCATTCAAGCTGTACCCAAACTCTTCAGCGGCCCAACGAGCCCCTTCAGATGACAGACATTTAGCAGCGGCACCTAACGCTGCGGCTTCACCAAAATTACTTCCACCCACTGATACCGGGAGGGTGTCAAGTGAATAATTATAGAGAGTCATAGGGTTCCAAGAATTAAGCTGAGCAATAGTTAGTTTAAGAGCACGAATAATGGTATGATCTTCCCAGATGAAGCCAACTCTGGAGGTATAACCCGCCACAGTCTTTGCAGGGGTTGGGGGCCGGAAATGATAATTACGATCAGGATTTGTGTCTGAAAGAAGTTCCCGAACCTTCATAACCAGTTCAGCCGTCTGCGGGGTCACCCCAGGACGCATGGAGAGGTAGACACTCATCGCCTCCACAGAGTTGGTTGGGGGATTAAACTCCACTATTTCAAAATCTTCATAAATAGTAGTGATGGGATCGCCAGCATTTTGATTCACATACCAAACTAATTTGAATTGGCCGGTCCAAATGGTGGGGATAGCCATCTGAACATAATAGACACCCGTCCACCTCTGCTGAGGGGTCAGATTGGGTTGGCTCATGAGAGTTTCAACCCCATTGACTACGGAAAAGAGGCTATAAGAGATGGTCGCAGGGTTAAAGGGAGCCCCGTGCTCATCTCGGATGGTGATCGAGAGATCCCCAGGACCAAGCTGCCGACCAGATGCAATTGCTATCATATGAATCCTCACCAAAGGCATGGGTAGACGGAAAGTTTTGAGTAATATCCTGTATGGACTTCTCTGCTCTGAACCCCGAACAATCTCTAGCCGTCTCTCACCCCATCGGAGCCCCTGCCGCAATCATCGCGGGGGCCGGGAGCGGAAAAACGACAACCCTTACGGCCCGTATCAAGCATCTTATAGATGAAGGGATCAGTCCAAAACGGATACTTGCCCTGACTTTTACGAACAAGGCTGCAAACGAGATCCTGGAACGGGTCGGCATGGCAGCGGAGCCCAATCACCCCTGGATCGGCACCATCCACTCCCTGGCATTGAGTGCAATCCGCAGGGCACCGAAGGGATTCGGTCTGAATGAGAAAGTCACCCCTCTGGATGAGTATGACCAGAAGGAAATGCTGAAAAAGCTGATTGAGGACCGAGAATTGGGTGATATCCTCAACCCATACCTGCTCAAGGACAAGTTGGGTTACCATCGGGCCAGAGGAGTGGGGTTCAGGGTCGATTACACCGCTGAGGTGCATCAGAAGGCTCTGGTGGCCCATGCGGGCTATCATGCGATGAACAATGAAGAGCTTGATATCTGGGCAGCCTATGAAAAACAAAAAACCCATGATTCTGTGGTTGATTTTGATGATATGATCCATCTGTTTGTCCGAAGAGGGCAGTCGGATGAGCGGTGGTTAGCCAACTTGCAGAAGCAATTCGATTTTGTGCTTCAAGATGAGTCCCAGGATACCAATCAAATCCAATGGGATCTTATCAATCTTCTATTACCTCCCGGAAACTTCAATATGTTATGTGTAGGGGACGTAAATCAGTCCATTTTTGGGTTTCAAGGGGCTAATCCTAGCATTCTCATGAATTACACTAAGGAGTGGCGGGGTGTTCAGCCCAAACTCTACAAATTGGAGCAAAATCACCGTTCAGTCCCTGAAATTGTCACCTTGGCGAACAAAGTCCAGACCTTCATGACCGATACGATCCCTCTCCGGATGGAATCTCATCGTGGTGGGAAGAATGAGCATGGACAAATCATTCTCCGGCACTCCAACACCCCCAGAGACTTGGCTGAGAACATCAGCAACGAAATCATCAATCGAAATGGCAAAGTCCATTACAAGGATATCGCTATTTTGGTCCGTGCGGGGTCTCAGGTGCGCGACATTGAGACCGAATTAGTCAAAAACCGCATCCCTTATATCGTCAGGGGGGCGATGGGGCTCTTGCAGGCTGAAGAAGTCAAGGATATCCTTTCTTACCTCAAAATCGCGTCAAATCCTCGTGATTTTTCAGCCATGCGGCGGTCCAGTATGGTGCCAAAGCGGGGAGTGGGTGATGCGGCGTTGGAAAAGGTGCTCCTGAATGCCAATCTTCGGCACGATGGGGATCTGGTTCAAAGTCTAAAAGGCGCACAGTTCCAAAAATTGGGGGGTTACATCAATATTATAGACGAATTAGTGAAACGCTCAGCAAATCCCTCTGATGCAATTGATTATTTGGTCAAAGCGATTGGATATGAAGCGTATTTGAAGAAGAAATATGAAAAGCACAAGGACAAGATTGAACAAAAGCTGAATAACATCGTGCGGCTGAAAGAGATGATCAATGCGTTGATGGCTGAGAGGGAGATGACGATTGACGATGTGGTGTTCCAGCTAACCATGCAGGATCAAAAAGACATCGGTGGGGAAGGTAAGGTCATCATCAGCACCATCCATGCAGCTAAGGGGCTCGAATGGAAAACCGTTTATGTAACCAACCTCTTCGACGGAAGTTTACCTCATAAGTTCTGTCAAAGTGATGATGAGATTTCTGAGGAAAGGCGGCTTCTATACGTGGCGTGTACTAGAGCTAAGGACACGTTAATATTGGGCGTCCCCGCTGCAATTGAGTTCGCCTACAAGGAACCACAGTGGGTGGCACCGAGTAGGTTCTTAACCGAGTTAGGGGTGTGCAAATGAGGCAAATCAGAATTGCGTTCAGCGGATTGATGATATCTGGCAAAGACACATGTGGGGAGTATATTATCAAAAAACACGGAGGGGTGATCAAGAAGTTCGCTCAGCCCCTTTATGACATCATGTATTACGCTCAAGATAGATGTGGGATGCCTAGGGAGAAATGGCGAGAGTTCCTTCAAACCGTGGGCACTGAACTATTCAGAGCCAAGGACCCCAACGTTTGGATCAATCTACTAATTAAAGAAGTGGAGGAAACCGACCCAAATACAAACGTTATTGTGACGGATGCGAGGTTCTACAACGAATTTGAGGCTCTTAAAAAGGCTGGATTCTTTCTGGTCAAAATTGTCAGGACGGATGAAGAGAGGGAGGCAGGGGAGCGAGTGAGTGGGGAAGTGGCCCGCCATGCATCTGAAGTGGACATGCTATCCTATGAGGGCTTTGACCATGTGATTGTCAACTGTGGCACCTTGGAAGACCTACATCATTCTGTGGATTACATCATTTCTGACGAGTTCATTGAAGAAAGCCCCGACCCCTGTCATTGGTATGATCCTCAAGTAGTTGAAGGAGTAGATGATAAATGGCACTTCTTCCGGGGCATGTCGGATCCAGATATTACAGATTTCGGGCACCCCATCTAACTAGCTTGTCTGAGTTTCTTCTTCAATTTCTCTTTTTTGGTCAGGGTGGGGCACCGGTCAACGGATCGCCCCACTAATTGTTTGTTACCAAGTGAATCTTCCAGGTTGTCATACTCATTAGGGCTGATCCAAATTACTTCCATGTCCGGATCCTCTGTTTTCTTAGGATCGACCTGACGGAGGGGGTTTTTCTTTCCCTTCAAAATCTCCTCAATCACTCCTCTGAGGTTCAGAGCTAGGGTGGCAGTCGAATCATATCCGTCCCATGGCTGGACGTTCTTCATGCGTGTTGCAATCTCCATAACCAGATAAGCGGACGGGGCAAGCTCTCCATCTCGTTTTCGTATCGAATCAATTTCGTTACGAACCAAACAAACAATGTCGGAATAACTCTTTTTTGACATACACACCTTCCGGCCCATGTTACCACGGGGATTGAGGCATCCGTAGCGGGTGGGGTCACCTTGCGGAGGCGCAAGAACAGTGAAAATCTACTGAACCTTAGCATCTACTTTGATACTCGTATTTGTATCCTGCGGCAGCTTTTAATGGAGAAATTAAACTAGGAAATGGGCTTCCCGTTTATGCTTCCCTGTTGCCAGCTTGGCCTGAGAGACGATTGTCTTGATATCTCTAGGAGTGTCTATGGTAAGGGGGTCTCTCATGAGCGCCTCTTCAATCTTTTGAGTCAAGTTTTCCGGCATTTCAACCGGTCTCGCACATCTTGGCAGCTTAGCTCCGGGGAGAAGGAATCGGGCGTCAGAAGTCTTGATGACGGTCATGGGGTAGTTATTGACCTCACCATCTGTGATTTGATATCGAAGTTGTCTAGCTAGATTATCAGTAACTCGACTAAACCATGCCCAAAATACCCCTCTGGAGGTCTTCTTAATAAACACATAAAACTCTCTATCGTTATTAACCACAATCGCCTCATCAGAAAACTCAGTCACAAATTCCGGATTGCCCTCGTGCTGATTCACAATCTGAGCAGCCCTGTACCACCCACCCGTAGCAGAGTGACCGCGATGCCAAGGGCTCCGCTCTTCATTGATCCCCACCATCCAAAAGGCCCAGGCGTGGCAGACTTCATGAGCGATGGTGCGGTTAAACGAGGGCTCATCCTTGGTAATTCGTTTCTGGAGCTTGATAACTACTGTGTCCAAACCCTTACCATCCCAAACGGTGATCCCGTTCCATTTAGTGGTTAGCGCATTGACAATCGCAATTTTAGGCATTGGCATTGTCAACCCAGTCTGGGATTTAGGCATCATGTCGATATATTTTCTGACAATAGACTGGATGTCCACCACTACTCCAACAGACCTGAGCAAACCTTACGACTCTTACTACTACGTTTCTGACCGTTCAACGCATACAACCAGTCGATCCGATTGGTGCCATACTCGTTCTTGAACGCCTGGATCTCATTCTGTCGGAAGGTTCCACCTTCCTTGTTGGATTTCACCGTTTCATCCAACATTTTGGCAATATCTCTCATCGCTCCAACAATGACCTGATCCTTGGACTGCACGAGCCCTCCGATGCCATATTCCTTGAGCCATTCCTTGAGAGCCACACCTTTGATTTTATATTGTTCTCTAAGTTGGTTAAATTGGTCGTTAAGGCCACGCCAGACCTGTCTGGACCACAAATCCTGCTCACGGTTGTGAAGTTTGATATCAATCCCATCCCATGCGTCTGTGGCCAGGAGCTTTGCAGAAAACTTGAACATGATACTACCACCTCTCTAAAAGGGGCTGATATTTGAAAATACTGCACGGTTTGGTCTGGAATGGAGTATTAGTATGAGAATGAGTGAGAAGTAGCAGGACTCACAAGGAGATTAAATGACCAAATGCCCCATCTGTTCCACTGAAACCTCGCAAAAGTGTGGTAGCTCCCCATACTGGATGTGTAACAACTGTGACTGTTGGTTCCAAAGCCCCATGCCCCCAAAAGTGTACGAAGCGGCCCATGAAAAAGATGAAAATGGCGGGTTTACCGGGCATCTGATGTCAGATTACGAGAAAGGCATTAACCGAGCCCTCGCAGAGAGCATTTTTACCAATTTTATGGGTGGGAAGCCTGGGAAAACCTTGGATATTGGGGCTAAGTGGCCATGGTTAAGCCACTGTTTTCAACAACTAGGTTGTGATGCCTTTGCAATGGACAACATAGAGATAGTGCCTGAGTATAGTAAGGAACTTGGAGTTCCGATGTTGATGGCTGATTTTGAGGCCCTAACGGAGGAGCAGATTAGGGAATGGACTCATACGGAGAAGTTCCAGGTCATTACTATGATCCACATGTTCGAGCATGTTTACAATCCTCTTGAAGCCTTGCGTAAAATGAAAAGTCTGTTGGCTGATGATGGAGTCCTCTTTTTGCGTCTTCCCGATCACGGAGTAAGCGGATTTGAACGAGACCTAGATGAAGGTCACTATACGATACATCCGTTCTTCCACTCTCTGACCAGCCTTCTTGAACTTTTAGTTCAAGGACAAGACCTCTTTACTGTTGACTGGACCTCTCCCATGGAGGGTGGAGGCCAGCGTGACTTAGTTCTACGCCCCTTGCAGAAAAAGCCCGAGGTTTGGTGTGGAATGATCGTCAAAAACGAAGAGCGTGACCTCCCTCGTGTCCTCAAGTCCATTGAAAGTGTGGTGGATGGACTGGTTATGATTGATACTGGCTCCACTGATAAAACTGAAGAAGTAGCGAGGGCTTCTTGGTCAAAGCCGTTACTTTATGAAACCTATACGGGGGCCTCAAGACAAGATGAGACCGGGGATTGGAAGCTCTGGGACTTCAGCAAGGCTCGAAACGTGTTTGTGGACCGAATTGACCAGATTCCCACCGCCGATTACCTTGTATGGTTTGATGCGGATGATGAACTGCTTACACCGGCTAACTTTAAACGAGCAGTGTATTTATCTCAGTATAAAGTATTTGGCATGATGATAGACACTCAGCAAATGCAATGGGTGCATCACAGGATGTGGAAAACACGATTGGGTATAGACTTCTCGGGTAGGATTCACGAGTACCCAAACCACGGTGGTCACCCTGGAATCACCCTCAAGGATACTGTCATCCGGCATGATGCAGCCCCTGGTGTGGGTGAAAATTCCAACCAGCGCAACCTCCGTATCCTTGAGGAGGAAATTGCTGAGGATCCGAACCCCCGAACCGCTTTCTATCTGGCCAATACCCACAAGGACGCAGGCCGTTACCTCCAAGCCGTCAAATATTATGACATGCGAATCAATTTCGGAGATGCGTTCCGTGATGAGTATCTATTTTCCTGCCTTTACAAGGGAAGATGCGAACGGGCCGGTGGGAAGTTGGCTGAAGCGGAGAAATCTCTCCTGTTTGGTCTCTCCAAGGCTCCAGAGTGGGCTGAATTCTGGATGGAGTTGGGCTACATGGCCTTCCAGGATGGCGACTGGCAAAAGTGCGTTGGCTACTGCTATAGGGCTGTGGAATGTAAAATAGAGATCACTGAACTATGGCGGGAAATGAACAAAAGTGAGGATCAGCCTAGAAGACTAATGTCTTTCTGCTATGAAAATCTTGGGGACAAGGATGCGGCCTACAAATGGGCTGTCGAAGCCTCAAAACACATCGGGTGTGAGGATAAGGAGTGGGATCGGCGGGTCAGTGCGCTCAATCAAGCCGTAATCTCTCAGAATTATCTAAAAAAAACGACGAAGAAGGTTAAAAAAATAGCCCTTAACCGTCCGGGAGCAGTGGGAGACATTTTGATTTCCTTAAATTTGATACCCGACTTGAGAAGGAAGCACCCTGGTTGCGAAATACACTATTACTGTCACCCTGCAATAGGGGCTGAACTGGAAAAGCTATTTTATACAGCGGGTGTTGATAAGTGGTTTGACTTCAATCTATTGCCAAGTAAAATGCATGAATATGAAAAAGTAATCAATTTAATCGGTTATCCTCTTCATGAGGGCTACCCTAACGTAGAGATGCGTCAGCACTTAATTAAATATTTTGCGAAAGAGATGGGACTTCCTGAAGAGATGGCATCCTTGAGCCTGAATACCCCGAGTATTGATTTCGAAAAATTGGGGCTACCAGCTAATTATGCAACAATACAGGTAAAGGCTGGGTGGTCAGTGTACAAGTCGATTAGTGCTGAACGTTGGGAAGATATCGTTAGGCAATGCCCTGGCATCCCATTTGTGCAGCTTGGTGGAGAGGGAGACCCAAAAATTCCTGGAGCGGATCATACTCATATGGGAAAAACTCTTAAGCTGGCTATCGATCTGATTGCTAATGCAAAAATGCACGTGGGCGTAGACTCTTTCCCAAATCATGTGACCAATTTTACTTGGTGCAAAGAAGGTGGCAGACCCTATAAAGTTCCTGCGGTCATTATTTGGGGATCAACGAGTGCCCAAGGCTCTGGTTATGACCATAACTTGAACATTGGGGTAAAACTCCCCTGTCGTCCATGTTACAAAGAGGATCCCGCTATCTCCTCTATGTCTCAAGGACCATGTGACAATCCCCCTGGACAGGATTATGCACACCCCTGCCACGCTTGTATGGCCAGCATCCCCAATGAAGTGATAGCCAAAGCCATTAAAGATATCTGGAGCGAGGGGAAATGGGTGAAAGCTTGACCCGAAAGGGTAAGCTCATACGCCCACCTCAGCCATCATATCCGGCACCGTGCAAGTCATGTAGGCCACACCATCTGAGGCAACATAGCTAAAAAGCTTTCAACGGTTGGTTGAGCTAACAGTCCTGCTTCGACTTGTGCCAGAACTGAATAACCTTCAGTCCATACAGCATCTCGCCATGCTATACCTGCCTCGGCTTGTGCTTTGAATGTGGGATTAGTAGATGTGGCATAACTGGCTAAAGACAAAATACCATCGTAGCCTTGTGTCTTGGCTGTTGTATCAAGTAGGTTCTGTGCGGCTTGTTCGTATTGAGTTTGAATTTGAGTAGGAGTAAGAATTGCTGGAATTGGAGCCGCAAATACAGAATTAGCGTAAGTCCAACCTTCTTGAATACCAACAATAGTAGAACAGTCTACCCAAACTAATGATTCATGAAAAGGCGGGAATGGGTCTGCTGTGAGTATCTCTGCCACTATTCCGTTGTCTATTCGTGCCATGGTTGCCATTGCTGCTCCTTAACTATACTCATAAACAATTACCACACCAGTCGATCCGTTGGCCCCGCTTTGGCTGACTGCGCCACCACCGCCCCCTGCCCCAGAATTTACAGAAGAACCACCAGTATCCCCACCAAAAGCACTTACACCGCCCATACCAGGGGAACCACTGCCACCAGCACCACCGTATAGATTAAAATCCCCGCTTACCCCGTGCCCACCCCCTCCAGGTGCTGACGTTGTACCCAGTGCTCCACCAGTGGCACTACAATGC